GCAATGGCAATGAAGGGGAAAAAATAATGGCAAAACTTTGTGCAAAAGGAAAAGCAGCTGCGAAAAGAAAATTCAAAGTATATCCTTCTGCATATGCTAACATGTATGCTTCCGGTGTTTGCTCTGGTAAAATTACACCAGGTGGTAAAAAAGGAAGCAGAAAAAAAGCTGCTAGCGGTGGAATGATGAGAGCTGGTTTAGCTAGAAGAAAAAGAGCAGGTTGTGCGTAGTTATTATTCACAAGGTGGATTAAGAAAATGGGTTGCTGAAAAATGGGTAGACATTGGAGCACCTAAAAAAGATGGTAAGTATCAACCATGTGGAAGAAGTAAAGGCTCTAAAAGAAAATATCCAAAATGTGTACCACTTGCAAAAGCAAGATCAATGTCAAAGGGACAAAAAGCTTCTGCAGTTAGAAGAAAAAGACAAGCCTCTAACAAAGGACCAAAACCAACTAATGTAAAAACATATGTTTAGAAGACAATTTAGATCAGGAAGTAAATCGCCAGCATGGCAAAGAAAAGAAGGCAAATCTGAATCCGGCGGCCTGAATAAAAAAGGCGTTGCATCTTATAGAGCAGCTAATCCAGGTTCTAAATTAAAAACAGCAGTAACGACTAAACCATCAAAATTAAAAAAAGGATCAAAAGCTGCTAAAAGACGTAAGTCATTTTGTGCTAGAATGAAGGGTTTAAAGAAAAGATTAACTTCAGCTAAAACTGCAAGAGACCCTAATTCTAGAGTTAATAAGTCACTTAGAAAGTGGAATTGCTAATGATAGATAGATTTATGTACGCACTATTTGGTGCACTTGACAAATTTTTCGATGTGATTATACCTAGTATTTATGAGAGACTCAAAAACAATAGATTCTTTTCTTCAAAGAAAAGAAAAAGAAAGTAAGCAAAAAAGCTTATTTAAAGAACTTCGAAAAGAAGTAGAGACCGGTGCGAACGGTACACAAAAATATGTAATCAAGAAAGGTAATAACAAAGGTAAAATAGCAAATGTTAAATGAAGAACTAGTAATATTAAATAAAGTACAAAAACATTTAAAAGAATCTTATCAAAATATTGGAGATGCCATGATTGCTGGTGGTATTGACAATATGGAAAAATACAAGTATATGATGGGACAGGCACATGCCTACTTAAGAATATCACAGGAAATATCATCCCTGCTAAACCCTACGAAGGAGAAAAAAAATGATACTGAAAGAGAACAAGACCTCACCAACGTCGTCCAATTCGGACAACCCGAAGACTAGGACTGCACTACTAGATAAATACGCAGAAGATCATCAAAAAGAAGTTGATGGTTATGAACGATTAAAAACAAAAGAATCAAATAAATTACCACAACCAACTGGATGGAGACTTGTAGTTCTACCATTTAAAATGCCAGAAAAAACTAAAGGTGGATTATATCTTGGACAAGATACACTTGAGAGACAACAAGTGGGATCTACTTGTGGTTTAGTTCTTGCTATGGGACCACATTGTTATGACAAAGAAAAATTTCCAGAAGGTGCTTGGTGTAAAAAAGGTGATTGGGTAATTTTTGCAAAATATGCTGGATCAAGAATCCAGATCGATGGCGGGGAAGTAAGATTGCTAAATGACGATGAAGTTTTAGCAACCATCGATAACCCCGAAGATATACTTCATCAATACTAACATAGAAGGAGAACACTATGCCCGACAATGAAAAAAACGATGCAACAGTTGATATTGATACATCTGGTCCAGGTGCTGAAGTTGAATTAGAAAATGATTCAAAGGAAACTGAGACACTGGAAGTAGAAGAAAAAGATATATCGGAAGACAAAACGTTTGAAAATGAACGTGAAGTCAAATTAGAAGAAAAGAAAGAAGAGCCAAAAGAGGCTGAAGAAAAGAAAGATAAAGAATTAGAAAATTATAGTAAAGATGTACAAAGACGAATAGCTAAACTTACTGGTAAATGGAGAGAAGCGGAGAGACAAAAAGAAGAAGCTTTGTATTTTGCTAGAGCACAAATAAAAGCAAAAGAAGCAGTTGAAGCTAAAATCTCAAAGTATGAACCAGAGTTTTTTAAAAATGCTGAAGACAGCATTACATCTGGACTACAAGCAGCTCAAGCAAAACTTGCAGCAGCTAGAGAAGCAAATGACTTAACAGCAGAATCTGAAGCCTTAACAGCTATTTCTGAATTAGGTTATAAGAAAGCTAAACTTCAAGAGACTAAAGTGGCTCAAGAAGATTACAATCAACAAAGACAAGTTAAACAGCCTTATATAAATCTAGCTAGACAACAAGCACCACAAGTAGATGCAGGTCCCGATCCAAAAGCAGAGGAATGGGCTTCTAAAAATGCTTGGTTTGGTCAAGATACAGCTATGACTTATACTGCGTTTGATTTACACAAAAAGTTGACGGAAGAAGAAGGATATGATCCTCAGTCTGATGAATATTATCAAGAAATTGATAAAAGAATAAGACTTGAATTCCCTCACAAATTTGATAGAAGTAAATCAGATAAAGGGGAAGTTTCGGCCAAACCCGTACAAACAGTAGCTTCAGCGAAGCGAAGTACAAATACAGGTCGCAGAACTGTGACACTCACACCGTCACAAGTAGCAATAGCTAAAAAATTAGGTGTGCCACTTAAAGAGTATGCGAAACAACTAAAAATCACGAAGGAGGTATAAGCATATGGAAAACGACAATGATAAGAGAACCTCGCGTGCGAGTCAGACTAGAGAAAAAACTTCTAAACCAAAAGTCTGGTCTCCACCATCATCTTTAGATGCACCCCCTGCTCCAACAGGTTTTGTACATAGATGGATAAGAGCTGAAACTTTAGGCTTCCAAGATACAAAAAATATCGCTGGAAGAATAAGATCAGGATACGAATTAGTTAGATCTGATGAATATCCAGATGCAGATTATCCAATTGTAGAAGACGGAAAATACAAGGGAGTGATCGGAGTTGGTGGCCTTGTGCTGGCAAGGGTACCGGAAGAGATTGCCAAACAACGATCTGAGTATTACAAAAATCAAGCTCAGGAAAACGTTGAAGCAGTAGACAACGATCTTATGAAGGAACAGCACCCAAGTATGCCGATCAATATTGATAGGCAAACTCGTGTAACTTTTGGTGGTACTAAGAAATCCTAATTATAGAGTTTCTAAAAACCAACAGAGTACACTTAAACTAACAATGTCTAAGGAGGACAACTACTATGGCAAATAAAGATGCTGCGTTCGGTTTAAAACCGATCGGAAAAGTGGGTCAGAATAGAGACAACATGGGTTTAAGTGAATATAGTATCGCAGCGAATACGTCTGACGACATTTACTTCAACGAACCAGTAAGAGCTTTAGCAACTGGTACAGTTGGAGCTGCAAATGTTTCAGCGGTCGCTTTACTAGGATCACTAAACGGTGTTTTCTATACTGACACTTCAACAAAAAAACCAACATGGGCAAATCACTACGAAGCTACAAATGCTGCGACTGATATTGTTGCGTTTGTTTCTGACGACCCGTATGAAAGATTTGAAATACAATCTAACAATGCAGGTGCTTCAGCGCAAACTGACATTTTCAACTGTGCAGACATTTCGTTTGCTGCAGGTGATTCTGCTAACTGGGTATCTAAAACTGAATTAGATGATGGTACATTAAGTGCTACAGATGGTCAGTTAAAGATATTAGGTGTTTCAAAAGATCCAGACAATAACGAAATCGGTTCAGCTAATGTGAACTTCGTTGTTGAGATCAATGAACACTTCTTAAAACAAACAGCCGGAGTATAAGGAGATAAATTATGGCGATATCAAGAGGACAACTAGTTAAAGAACTAGAGCCAGGTTTGAATGCTTTATTCGGTCTGGAATATAAACGTTATGAGAATCAGCATGCTGAAATATACACTACTGAGTCTTCAGACAGAGCGTTTGAAGAAGAAGTTATGTTATCAGGTTTTGCTCAAGCACAGACTAAGTCTGAGGGTGCGGGTGTAACTTTTGACAATGCTCAAGAGACATACACTGCTAGATACACTCACGAAACTGTAGCTTTAGCATTTTCAATCACTGAAGAAGCGATTGAAGATAACTTGTATGACAGACTTGCTAGTAGATATACAAAAG